GGGGGAGGGGGTGACTGTGTTGTTGTAATGTTGCGGTAGGCTCTATAACTTACAAAAGAGTATAATAGTGAATACTGCGTAAGCCTCTGATTACTATAAAGAAAATAAGACTAGTTTAGACTGTAGAGAAAACTGCACACTTCAGGTCTGCGGAGCACCTATAAAGCTCGTGATGACCCGCTATGCTCTTTAGGTCTATGATGTCTTAATAGCCCTATGCTTTACTTGGGTATGTAACTGCAATACTGTTCAGTTAAGCTTCGATGTGCTACAATTACTCTACAATGACAAACACCTATATAGAACTGTGACGCTTCGCTAAAGTGGGAGCTAACGACAACCGCTTAGCTCCCTGAAGATAGCGATATCAAAGAGCCTTACAGCGATGCTATATAGATAGAGATGTCTATTTTTTTAAATGGTAATAGTTGTCTCCAATAAGGGTAAAGACATTGTCTCAAGAAGAACAAAAGAAACCTGCTCGACCGAAGATTAAACGACGAGAAGTTGTTGATGGTAAACCGAAGCTTGGTCGTCCAAAGAAAGCGGACATTCAAAAGAAGAAGAAACCAGGCATCATTGGTCGTCCTGTAGGGGATGCTGGTCGCATAGCTGAGTTCAAGGCTCGTCTACTTGCAACTGCAGGTGACAGCGTTATAACAAAGATTATTGAAACTGCTCTGACAGATGGACACCCATCCCAGGGGGCGATGTTAAAGTTCTGTGGCGAGAGGTTACTACCCTTGTCCAGTTTTGAAGCTAAGAGTGGTAACTCAATGCCTCAGATTAGTATTAACATCAGTGGTATTACCAGCCCTACGGTTGAGGCTGAACAGCATGAGATAATAGAAACAGGCATCATCGATGTAGAGGATACATCAAATGGCTGATTTAAACTTTCAGCTACTAAAGTGGCAACAAGAAGTATTTAAGGATGATACTCGCTTTAAAGTAATTGCTGCTGGTCGTCGTTGTGGTAAATCACGATTATCTGCAGTCACTTTGTTGATTGAAGGAATTAACTGTCCTGATGGTTCAAGTGTGATGTATGTTGCACCAACCCTCGGACAAGCCAGAACGATTATCTGGGATTTGTTGATGGAACTAGGCAGACCAATTATCAAGTCTGCACACATTAACAACTTAGAGATTACTCTGGTTAATGGTCGTAAGATTCTCGTCAGAGGTGCGGATAACCCTGACTCATTGCGTGGTGTGTCATTGACATACTTAGTGATGGACGAGGTAGCGTTTATTAAGGCTGATATCTGGGAGCGTGTGCTTCGTGCTGCGTTGTCTGATAGAAAAGGTAGAGCAATGTTTATCTCTACTCCGTCAGGAAGAAACCACTTCTATGATTGGTATCAGCTAGGGCAAAGCGGTGACGATGAGGAATGGAAGTCTTGGCACTTCACTACTTCAGATAATGAAACCATTGACCCTAAAGAGATTGAAGCTGCAAAGCGTACACTATCAAGCTTTGCCTTCAACCAGGAATATATGTCTTCCTTTAACAACGCTGGTGCAGGTTTGTTTAAAGAAGAGTGGGTTAAGTTTGGAGAAGAACCTAATTACGGTAGTTGGTACATAGCAATTGACTTAGCTGGATTTGAAGGAGTGGCGAAGAATGCTTCGGCTGCTAAGAGTAGGTTAGACAAATCAGCAATTGCTTGCGTTAAGGTTATGGATGATGGTAGTTGGTTTGTCGATAAGATTGAGTCTGGTCGCTGGGACATTGAAGAGACAGCGGTTAGGATTCTAAAGAATATTAAGCACTATGAGCCTTTGGCTGTTGGTATCGAACGAGGGGCTTTAAAGAACGCAGTGTTGCCGTACCTAAGTGATTTGATGAGAAAGAATAATACCTACGCTCACATCGCTGACTTAACACACGGTAACAAGAAAAAGACAGATAGAGTTATATGGGCTTTGCAGGGACGGTTTGAACACGGACGAGTGTCTTTAAACTGTGAAGGGGAGTTTGATGAGTTTGTTGACCAACTCTTAATGTTCCCTACCACTGGAGTGCATGACGACTTACCTGACGCATTGTCTTACATCGACCAGTTAGCTGTTACCAGTTACAACTTAGATGAAGACGGTGGCGATGAGTGGGAAATGATTGATGTGATTGCTGGTTATTAATAAGGATAAATAATGGCTGAAGGTTTATTTAATAACGGATTGCTACAAGCTGTAATGCAAGAGCAACAGCCAGATATGGTATCTCAGTTAGCTAAAGAATATGCACAAAAGAATTCTTACTTTAGACAAGTGCTAGGGGATGATATTATTGACAGAGGAATGCAGCAATATGGTCCTCAGTTCTTTACATTACTAGAGCAACAGTTTTCACAGAATCCTGATATAGCTTTACGGTTACAAGGTACATCAGGTCAAATGATGCCAACAACACCTGTTGGTTTAAACCCAATGATTACACCAGCAATGCTCAACGCAAGACTAGGTATTGAGCAAGATGGTATACGAGGCGGTGTATCTAATATGTTAGTTAAGATGCCTGACGGTAGTTTTAAATCAATGCCTAGAATGTACGATGTTGGGTATAACACAAATGTTTTAGGTGGTAATTTAGATGTTGGTGCTGGTTATGTCCCTAAAGACGGACAGATGCCTAAACCAATGTACAACATTAACGCACGATACACCAAGAAGTTTTAATAAAGGAAACAGACATAATGGCTGAAATGAACGAGAACAACGAGGGAGTACAGTGGGACACTCCTTCAGAATCTGACACAGAATTAGTAAGCTTTGTTGTCAGTCACTGTGACCGCTGGAGAGACCATCGAGATGAGAACTACCTCGAAGACTGGAAAGAGTATGAGCGTATCTTCCGTGGTGTTTGGGCTTCAGAAGACAAGACTCGTGACTCAGAGCGTAGCCGTCTAATTTCTCCTGCAACGCAACAAGCGGTAGAGACTCGTCACGCTGAAATCATGGAAGCCATCTTTGGTAACGGTGAGTTCTTTGACATCAAAGACGATGTACAAGACATGAACGGTAATCCAATGGATGTTGAGATGATTCGTGTCATGCTTCGTGAAGACTTAGAAAGACACAAGATTCGTAAGTCTATTGACCAGATTGAGCTAATGGCTGAAATCTACGGTACAGGTGTTGGTGAGATTGTCGTTAAGACAGAAATAGAATACACACCATCCACTCAGCCAATCCCTGGCTCTACGCAAGCTGCGTATGGTGTATCTGAAAAAGAATACTTCTGTGTTAAGGTTATGCCTGTTAACCCTAAGAACTTCTTGATTGACCCGAATGCTACTTCTATTGAAGATGCGATGGGTGTTGCAGTTGAGAAGTTTGTGTCTATTCACAAAGTTGTGGAAGGCATGGAAAAAGGTATCTATCGCAAGGTGGATGTAGGTCCATACGGTGTTGATGATGACTTAGAACCTACTCAAGAATTGACACAGTATCAAGATGAGAAGGTTAAACTTCTAACCTACTACGGTTTAGTGCCTAGAGAGTACCTAGAACAGCTTGAGAACGACGGAGCTGAGATGGTTGACCTATTCCCTGAGTCAAGCACTGCTGACACCTACAGCGACCTTGTAGAGGCTATTATCGTCATTGCTAACGATGGTTTGTTGCTTAAAGCAGAAGCCAATCCTTACATGATGAAAGACCGTCCTGTTATTGCTTACCAAGATGACACAGTACCTAACCGCTTCTGGGGTCGTGGAACAGTAGAAAAAGCATACAATATGCAAAAAGCTATTGATGCACAGTTACGCAGTCACCTAGACAGCTTGGCATTGACCACAGCTCCTATGATTGCTATGGACGCTACTCGTCTACCTCGTGGTGCTAAGTTTGAAGTTAAACCTGGTAAAGCTATTCTTACCAACGGTAATCCTGGTGAGATTCTGTATCCGTTCAAGTTCGGTACTCAGAGTCCTGAGAATGCAGCAACCGCTAGAGAGTTTGAAAGAATGTTGTTACAAGCAACAGGTACTTTAGACAGCCAAGGCATGGTGTCTGCAGCTTCTCGTGACAGCACTGGTCAAGGTATGTCAATGGCGATGGCTGGAATCATCAAGAAGTACAAGCGTACATTGACTAACTTCCAAGAAGACTTCCTAATCCCATTGATTAAGAAAGCTGCTTTCCGTTATATGCAGTTTGACCCTGAGCGTTATCCTTCTGTAGACATGAAGTTCATTCCTACAGGTAACTTAGGCATGATGGCTCGTGAATACGAACAGCAACAGTTGATTGGTTTGTTACAGACCCTCGGTCCTGACACTCCTGTACTACCTGTTCTTCTCAAAGGCATTATTGGTAACTCTAGTTTGTCTAACCGTGCTGAATTAATGCAGACTTTAGACCAGATGAGTCAGCCAAGCCCTGAGCAACAGCAGATGCAGCAGATGGCTCAACAGATGCAGATGGAACAGTCTCAAGCAACTACTGCTTCTCTACAAGCTAGAGCACAGCGTGACCAAGCAGAAGCCCAAAAGACAGTGGTTGAGACCCAATTACTACCTGAAGAGCTAAAAGCTAAGGTAATCAGCTCATTGTCTACCAACATTGAGGGTGAGAACGCTGATAAAGAGTTCGAGAAACGAGCCAAGATTGCTGAGTTGATGCTAAAAGAGAAGGACATCAATAACAAAGGCAAGATTGTTGAGCTACAGATGCAGAAAAACTCTCAAAACTGAGAGAGAAAATCAGCTATCTTTTGATGTTCTTCGGCAGAGCCGTCGTTTTTAATACGGTTGGCTCTCCAAGAAACAACAACAACATTACCTGAAACATAGTCTTTATTTGGGTCAATTCTGTCAAAAGATACTGAGTATTCTGAGCGGAACTCTGCAAAGTAATCAAGTTCAATGCCTAAGATTGGGCAGTGTGTTGGAAATGTAAGTTCACCAAATTCAATTGTGAATTCTAGCCCCTGTCTTTGAGCATTAGCTTTTTTACGGTTGAATTTTTCTCGCATGGTTTGGTATATAAGGCTTTTACGGTACTCTTTATCTGCCCATTTAGAGCCCCATTTTTTAAACATTTTGTCATTTAGCTCTTTTTGTATAGTTTCTTTACGAATTGCAAAAGAATCAATACCAAACTTTTGTGTTAGTTGTTTAATTCGTTGACGAGAAACAGTCACACTTAAAGATTTAGCAATGACATCTAGTTTTTCACCACGATTAGCCATCTCTTTAATGGTTGCGTGGTCTTGAGGGGTTAAGCGTTTTTGAAATGGCATTTAGTTCTCCTTAAAACACTAAGTATAACACACTTCTTTACAAATTGCAAGAAATAAATACTACTAAGTGTTGTTTGTAAAGATAACAATGTTGTAAAATAGATACAAATTAACAGTTATTCTCCTAAAAGGACAAAGAATGATAGACAAAAAGCTACAAAGCTATTATGAGAATCAATTCTCTATGATGGCAACCCCTGGTTGGCAGGAGTTTATTGAAGATGCTGAAGAAATGTTCAAATCTATCAATAATGTGATGCCGATACAGACAGAACAAGAGTTACACCTTCGCAGAGGGCAACTAGACATCCTAAATTGGGTGATTAGCCGTAAAGGTGTAGCTGAACAGTCCTACGAGCAACTCATGTCGGGAGACACGGTAAATGCCTAGGATATTTGAATTCCAGTGTGAAGCTGGACATCTCACAGAGAAATACATTGGTTATGAGACAAGTGTAGTTCCTTGTGAGGCTTGCGGTAATGACGCTAAACGGATTATTTCTGCAGTCCGAATCTCGTTAGACGGTACAGACCCAGTGTATGTATCAGCTCACGATGCTTGGGCTAGGAAACATGAAGAAAAAGCAAAGCAGGAACGCAAGCAGAACGAAGCCTGAGATACCTCGAAAGAGCCTCAGAACATAAATCCTAAAATCACTTGATTCGGTGACAGGAGACTTTAAATGGCAGCAAACTTTATTGACCAAGACGAACTGTTTAATGGCAGTGAGCAAGAAGAAGTACAAGATGTTACAACCCCAGTCCCAGACTCTACAGGAGCGGACAACACTGAAGTGGTTGGCAACAGTGAACCAGAAGTAGAAGTGGAAGAGTTACCTGAGAAGTATAAAGGTAAGTCTGCTTCACAGATAGCAAAGATGCATCAAGAGGCTGAAAAGCTTATCGGTCGTCAAGCTAACGAAGTTCACGAAGTACGAAGTCTTGCAGACCAGTTATTAAAACAACAACTCGAATCTAACAAGAAAGTTCAGCAACAGCCGATTGAAGAATCGCTTGAAGAAGACTTTTTTGCAGACCCTAAACAGGCTGTTAACAGACAAGTTGAAAAGCACCCTGCAGTAATTGAAGCAAGACAAGCAGCACTTGAAATGAAGAAGATGAGAACAGCCCAGCAATTAACGGCTAAACATCCAGACTTTATAACTATTGCAAAAGACAATGGTTTCCAAGATTGGGTTAAATCTTCAGCAATTCGATTAAACTTGTTTGCTAAAGCGGATGCAGAATACGATTTTGAAGCTGCTGACGAGTTGTTATCTACTTATAAAGAGATTAAACAAATCAAAGCACAACAGGTTGTCCAACAGACAGCTCAATCAAATGAAGTAGAAGCTAACGCACAGAAAGCTGCAATGAAAGCTGCAACAGTCGATGTTGGCGGTACTGGCGAGACAAGCAGAAAAGTATATCGTAGAGCAGACCTTATTAAATTGAGAATGACAGACCCTGACAGGTATGAACAAATGGCTGATGAAATCATGGACGCATACGCAACAGGAAGAGTCAAGTAATTTTAGTATTTAACTTAAACTTTTAAAGGAAATTTATCATGGCATTAGTAGGCGCAGCATATCCAGGTGGTTCAACCTCCGTAGTAACAAAAGCAAATGCAGACAAGTTCATACCAGAAATTTGGTCTGATGAAGTTATCGCTGCTTACAAGAAAAACCTAGTATTGGCTAATCTTGTTCGCAAAATGTCTTTCAAAGGCAAAAAAGGCGATACACTGCATATCCCTAAACCAACTCGTGGTGTAGCTAACGCTAAAGCAGCTAACACTGCAGTTACCGTTCAAGCTGACACAGAGTCAGAAGTACAAGTTTTAATCAACAAGCACTTTGAATATTCTCGTTTCATCGAGGACATCGCTGCTGTTCAAGCTCTTTCATCACTACGCTCTTTCTACACAGAAGATGCTGGTTATGCATTGGCTAAACAAGTTGACGACGAGCTTATTGCTTTAGGTAAGACTTTTGGTGACGGTACAACAACTTATGTACATAGCAACAGCTACTTCATCGATGCAACTACTGGTTTAACAGCTTACGCTGTTGACACAGTAACTACATCTGATGTATTCACTGACGCTGGCTTCCGTAAGCTTATCCAGTTAATGGACGACGCTGATGTACCAATGGACGGTCGTAGATTTGCAATCCCACCATCATTGCGTAATGCAATCATGGGTGTGGACCGCTACAACTCTAGCGATTTCGTTGATGGTCGTGGTGTTCAGAACGGTCAAATCGGTAAGTTATATGGTATTGACATCTATGTGTCAAGCAATATGCCTACTATTGAGACTGCTGCTGACAACTCAGCTGGCGACGCTGTTAAAGCTGCTTTGTTGTTCCACACTGACACAATGGTGTTGGCAGAGCAAGTTGGTGTTCGCTCACAGACTCAGTACAAGTTAGACTACTTGTCAACTCTTTACACTGCAGATACATTGTT